AGACTCAATAGAGAGTTACGAGTAAGAGAAATGGTAAACACTGATACATCAATTACGACAGTTGCTGGTACACAAAGTTATGCACTACCGACAGGTTATGTAGAAGCGACAACAGTTATTTATCAGAGCAATCCTTATTGCACATTAAGATTTATAAACAACAGTGATTTTTACAACAAATATAATATCAGTCAGTCTCGAGGCAAACCTACATATTTTACTATTCTCGGTACAAATATTCTTTTAGGTGTAGCACCTGACTCAGCAACAACCTTACAAATAAATTATTATAAAAGTTTATCTGCATTATCAGACAGTAATACAACAAATACAATATTAACAAATTATCCTGAATTATATTTATATGGTTCACTAGCAGAGTCTGCACCATTTATTATGCAAGACGAAAGGATAAATACTTGGGCATCTTTGTATAAAGAAGCATTAAAAAATGCTAATGAAACTTCTTCAAGAGGATCAACTACATCTTCTCCTTTACAGATGTCCACACCACAGGTGGTGTAGATGATTGAGTTTGGCGATTTACAAGCTGACTTACCTACTTACGAGAACTCAGGTGCTTTAGTAGTTGATAATGTCTTACCTCTAGCTAAAGGTTATAAAAGCCTAGCTGGTTTTCAGGCACTAAGTGGTACTGGTTTAACAGGTAGTGCATTAGGTTTATTTACAAGTTTCAGTGCTAGTGGTTCTACAAACTATGCTGGTGATGCTACAAAATTATATCAGATGGACTCCTCTCTAGTCTTTCAAGATAAAAGCAAAGCTGGTGGGTACAATAACTCTACTACAGAGAACGCTAGAGACTTTTGGGCATTTACACAATTTGGCTCAAATATTATTGCTACTAACTTTGCAGACAACATACAAAAGTTTGAAGAAGGTGTAGATAGTGCCTTTAGTGATTTAGTATCATTAAAAGCTAAATACATCGCAGTGATTAGAGATTTTGTAGTGTCTGGTTACACAACAGAAAGTTCAACAACTTACAATCAACGAGTTAAATGGTCAGGTATTAATGATAGTTCTACATGGACACCTAGCCAAGCAACACAATCAGGTTTCCAAGATATTGTAGGATCGCATGGTAATATTCAAGCCATCGTAGGTGGTGAGAGTGCTGGTGTGATCTTTATGGAGAAAGCTATCTACAGAATGGAATATGTAGGTACTCCCTTAATATTTCAGTTTAACAAAATAGCAGATAACATTGGAGCATTTGCACCCAAGTCTGTTGCTTCTTACGGAAACATGGTTTTCTTTTTAGCACAAGATGGTTTTTACAAACTTACTGGTGGACAACAATTAGCACCGATAGGTAATGGTAAAGTCGATAACTTCTTCTTTGACGATCTATCTTCTAACCTTGATGGTATTACATCTGCTGTCGATCCCAACAATAGTATTGTTGTATGGTCGTATCGTGGATCAGGAGCTACAGGAACTACAAATAATAAATTATTAATTTATAACTATGCTGTCGATAAATGGAGTACAGGTAGCGATCAAGACTTAGAGTTTATTGCTAGTGCATCACAAGAAGCATTTACCACATTAGAAAGTTTAGATGTATTAGGTGACTTAGATAACTTACCTAGATCACTAGACTCTTACTTCTATAGAGAAGGTATTGTTGGTCTAGCTGGTTTTAACTCTGATAATAAGTTTGGAAAGTTTATTGCAAACAGTCTTTCAGCTACAGTTGATACGACAGAGTTTGAGGGTGCTAAAGGTAAAAGAGCAACATTAATTAATTGCAGACCTATTGTTGATGGCACAACAAACACATCTGTAACAATCACACCTATTACGAGGCAATCACAACTTGACACCACAACAACTGGCAGTGCTGTTAGCACTAATGATACTGGCACTTGTCCTCTACGGAGTACATCTCGATATCATCGCATTAGGGTAAGTGTGACAGGTAACTTTAACACCATGTCAGGTGTAGATATAGAAGCGAGACCTGAAGGTGGCAGATAATCAGTTTCCTCAAGTTCCGTTATCAATACCTGATACAGGACAACATTTACGATTAGTTTCAACATCATTAAACAATACGATCAATGGTAAACTTAATAGTACAGGAACAATAACATTAACTGCTAGTGCTACATCGACTACCTTAACAGATGCTCGTATTGGTGGTAATTCTGTGATACTGTTTATGCCAACAACTACAAATGGTAGAACAGCATTAAATACACTTCATGTTTCTGCAAGATCGAATGGTAGTGCAACACTAACTCATGCAAGTTCAGGAAACACAGACCAAAACTTATCATACTGTGTCATTGGATAATGTCGTCACTAGAGTACCTAGTGAAGATGTTGAATTTATATGGAGTCAAGTAGCTCCATTATTAGAAAAAGCATTAGACGAAACTTATAGTATTCAAGACATACTGTACGGAATAGCTAATGATCGTATGCAACTATTTATTAGTTGGAACAATAACAGAGTCGAGAGTGCTGTTGTAACCGAAATAGCACAATACCCTCAGTCAAAAGTATTACGATACTTTCTCGCTGGAGGTACAAATCTAGAAAACTGGTTAGAAAGAATACAAACAGTAATAGAAAAATTTGCAAAGCAAGAAAACTGTACTCAACTTGAAGTCGCTGGGCGTAAAGGTTGGGTTAGAAAATTGAAAGGATTTAGTGTCAAAGCATACTTACTAAATAAGGAAATATAAAATGTCAAAAGGATCATCACCACAAAACGTAACAACTACATCATCTGCTGAACCATCAGAGTTCATTAGACCATACTTAGACCAAGCAATTAATTATGGACAAGATTTATTTGAAGCTGATACACCAAACTTTTTCCCTAATAACACTTACATAGATCCGTCTGCTGAAACACAGACAGCATTAGATTTAGCAAGTGCAAGAGCTATCGCTGGTAATCCTTTACTGAACCAATCACAAAATCTTGCTCAACAAACACTAGCTGGAGATTTCTTATCCCCTACTACAAATCCTTACACACAAGGTTTATTTAACCAAATGGCTGACGATGTAACATCAAAGGTACAGTCACAATTTAGTAAAGCTGGTCGTCTAGGATCAGGTGCAAATCAAGAGATATTATCAGATTCACTTGGAAGATTAGCTAATCAAGTCTACGGAGACCAATACAATCGTGAAAGAGGCTTACAAGCTCAAACCATGATGACAGCACCACAGCTAGGTGAAATGGATTACAATGATGTATCAAGACTAGCACAAGTAGGTGCAGATAGAGAAAGCATTGAACAAACAAAATTACAAGATGCTATTGCTCGTTTTGATTACGAACAACAAAAACCATTTATTAAATTAAATCAATACTTAGGTGCATTAGGTTCACCAGTACCAACACAAACAGTGACCACACAACCTGTTTTTAGAAATACAGGTGCTGGATTACTTGGTGGTGCATTAACAGGTGCAAATATTGCTGGTCAAATAGGTGGAGCTTCAATGTTTGGTAATCCTCTCTTTGGTGCAATCGGAGGAGGACTTCTTGGAGGGTTCGCTTAATGTCAATTAAAGATAATAGATCATTATTAAATAGTTTTATAACATCAGAACTTGGTAATATTTTTGGTAAAAGACAAAACGCTGGTGGTGGATTATTGAATTTTGTTAAAAGTCCTTATGCTGGTGATATTGGTATGGGATTATTAGCACAATCAGGTTATTCAACAATGCCAACCTCTTTTGGTCAATCATTAGGCGTTGCTATGAACCAAGCTAATGAATTAAGAAGGCAGAGAAATGCTGATCAACTAGCCAAGTTAGCAACAGCTTCACAATTATCTGAAACTTTCAAACCTGATTATTTTCAAATAGATCCTACACAAGATTTAATGGACAGAAATACTGGTGACATCATACAAAAAGGCGTACCAGCAACCGACACAAGAAAAGCTAATACACAATCATTTATTAGCACAAAAGATAACAGCACTATAACACTTGATTTAAACAATAAAGAAGCACAAGCACTAATAAACAGTCCTGAGTTTCAAAAGAATTTTGTAGAAATGTCACTACAAACAACTGAAAAGCCAAGCGTAATACCTGATAAAATTAAAGGTGACATAGCTGACAGTTATTCATCTTCAGCAACATTAATCGAAAATTTAACAGAATATCAAAATCAAATTGCAGATCCAAATACTTTAACATCACCTACTTTACAAAACTTTACCATTACAGTTGATAATATTAAAACATTAGTAGATCAAGCTGGAGGTTTGTTTGATGGAGATGAACCAGTTGATACTAATAACTTTTTTGAAAAGGCAAAAAATAGTCTCAATGGTATAGACACTGGTATAGCTGGTGAAACAGGTGTATTAAAATCTATGGCTATTCAAATAGCTTATGATTATGCAAAACAAAACAATAAAGATGGAAGAATATCTGAAAAAGATTTTGAATACGGATTAAAAATACTAACTGCTGGTGGAGTATCAGATAAAAATACTTTAGTTCTTAATGCTGAAAAATTAAAAGAAAGAACTATTAGATCATTTAAAAACGAA